ATGAGGGTATACAAAAAGCCGCAGACGAATGGATAACAAAGTAAGAGAAACAAAAGAGAAACTCGCCCTTATTAAAAGGTTAAAAAAGGATGATGCTTGGAAATTTCTTCAAAGAGTTATGGAAGAAGAAATTACACAAGCCGCATACAACTTATCTAGTGATCCTAAACTATCAATAGATGAGTTACATTGGCGAAGAGGTGCTTTATGGGCATCTAGGAAGCTAATACAAATGCCTTCTATTCTAGAAGTCAAACTAGAAAATGATCTAATGATGCAGACATTAGAAGAGGAGGATAAAAATAAACCGGTCGCTTCGGCTACCATTAACAATTAGTCTCGCTACGGCTAGAAAGGAACTAAAATGGCAACAGAACAAGAGAAACAAATGATTGATCAACTCGCTAACCAAAAGTTAGGAGTAGAAACTCAACCACTAAAAGACCAGTTAGATCAAAAAGCACAACAAGCAGGAGACCCAAACATAGCGGGTCAAGATTTAACTAAAGAAGCATCTCAGCAAGAAGGTGGACCCGAAAAGGCAACTCCACAAGAACAAGCCGCTGAAGCGGTAAGTCCTAAAACTGAAGGTGATAAACAAGCAGAAGATGCGTTTATAAAAGTTACTCTCGGCGAGGGTGATGAAAGAACGTATTCACAAAATCAGATTAAAGATACTATGACAAGGTATCGTGATCTTAATTATAAACATCAAACACAAGTAGCTCCTATGCAACCAGTATTAGATTTTGCTAATGCTATTGCGGCGGAAGTTGCAAAAGAAGATGGTAAAGGTGTTAATGCAAATGAAATAGTACAATTTTTATCTGCGGCATCTCAAGCTTATATGAAGAACCCAGTTATGGGTGGGCAAAAAGACCCAACACCAGATACAAAAGGTATTCCATTAGGTAATATTGAAAAAGATATGGCACAATGGGAGGAAGAAAATGCAATGTCATTACCACCTCAGTATCGTCAGGCGGCTCAAAAAATGGATCAACTGACAAATGAAAATATACAAATTAAACAACTATTACAAAATTTGTCACAACAATCACAAGGTCTACAACAAGGAGCACAACAAAACTTACAAACTGCTCAACAAAATCGAGAAGTTGCAATGAAACAATTAGCGGCTAATAATCTCGATAAAGCACAATCAAAACATCAGTTACCTGATAGTGAACAAGATAGGTTTTTCAATTTTGCCTATGGACGAGGTTATACTATGGAAGACTTCTTAGACCCTAAATTAACTGATACAATAGTAGGAGATTTTAAAAACAACCTAAATAGTCCAGAAATGGCTAGGTTGCAGGATCAGGCAAAACGTAGACAAGCGTTTACTGGTTCTTTAGGTGCAACACCAAATGCTTCTGGTAACGCACCACCACCAGATCGAGACCAAGAGTTTATCGGTAGTGTAGCAGATAACTTTATGAAAAAACGTAATATGGCGTAAAATAAAGGGACGACACAGATACACCAAATAACTTAAAGTTACGATATTAGAGGTTCGCCACGGCTTAAAATACCTCTAGGACAACAAAACACGATCTTAGCTGTATGCGATGAAAGTGGGATGAAGTCGATTTGAAACAAACACGTTAACCATTGCTTAACATATAAGGAGGTTTATTATGGCGGCAATACAAGGACTACGTGGGACGGGTCAATTCGGTACAGACTTCCGTCCTACAAACTATAGGGAGTTGTTTACTCTTCTAGAGCCAAATGGAACAGCACCGCTTCAAGCGTTGTTGGCTATGACAAACTCAGAAAGTACAGACGACCCTAAGTATAACCATTTCAGAGATGAGTTACCAACAAGAACCATCGTTGTTAATGGTGCACTTAACAATAGTGCAACAACACTTACTTTTGATGATGATGCAAATGATGAAGCATTTATCGTAAAAGGTACTGTGTTACACAACCCTGCAACTGGCGAGAATATGCTAGTAACTGCTGATAGTAATACATCAGCAAATACTGTTGTAATCTCAAGAGGATTTGGAGGTTCTACTGCCGGAACGGTAGCAGATGACCAAGAGATCATTATTGCAGGATTTGCAGATCAAGAAGGTGGTACTGCACCTACAGCGGTTTCTTTTGATCCAACTGTAGATCATAACTTCACACAGATTTTTAAAACTGCTGTGCAAGTTTCAGGTACTTTGCAGAACACTTATTTAAGAACTGGTGACAAAGAACAAGAGCAACTTACAAAGGCACTTAAATTACATATGGGTGACATTGAAAGAGCTTTCTTCTTTGGAAGCAGAGGTATCTTAAATGGGTCAACTGCTCAACCAACTAGATCAACTGGTGGATTGTTCAGTATGATTACTAACGTAATTGACTGTGCATCAGCAACTGCATCGTCTAATAAAATGACAGAGAAAGAGTTTGATCAAAACTTAATCGAAAGCATTTTTGCATTTGGTTCAAACGAAAAGATTGCTTTTTGTGGACCAAGAGTAGTAACTAATATGATGGAGATTGGTAAAAACCGTTGGCAACCTACACAGATTGACAACGCATACGGCGTAGCATTTACTAGATATACCACTTTTGCGGGTGATCTTTTAATTTATATGCACCCAATGTTCAGACAAGTTAGTGCTTTAGCGAATGAGATGCTCATTCTTGATATGAACCACATTAACTATCGTTATATGGCGGGTAGAGATACTCAACTCGTAAGAGATATCCATAATAACGAATTTGATGGTGTAAAACATATGTATATGTCAGAATGTGGATTAGAAATGACCCATTCTAAAGTACACCACAGAATTAAGAACTGGACTGGTTTAGCGTAAGTCTAAACGAGGACGATAGTTCTTAAACAAATAAGTACACTAAGGGTCAGATTATATTAATAACTCTGACCCTTTTTGTTATAAGGAGAAATAAAATATGAGCGTAAAAAAAGTACTTAAATTTAAATCAGGTAAAAAAGCTTCAGATACCGAAGCAAAAAAAGCAGTAACAGTAGAAGGTAAAATAACCAAAGGAAAACCAAGTGGTCCTCAATGGTCATACTACGTATCAGCAAAACCAGAACCAGTAGGTTGGGATATGATATTATCAGGTAGTAAATACCGAGGGATGTACGATGGTGATAATCAAAGAGTTGTATGGAGAATACCATCAGAACTTTCAAATAAAATGGAAGCTCACGTATTTTTTGTTCAAGGAAGGATTATAAAAGGAGTAGATGAATAATGGCTTATTCTTCTTCTTCTGGATCAAGTTCTTCAAGTACTGGTTCTGTCGGAAGAGCCACTACATCTGCTCAAGGCTCAACAACTACTAGGCAGTCTGATTATGTGGATATGCCTAAAGTCACTGAAGAGCCAACTAATCAAGATGCAAATGGCAATCAAAGACCCGGCGGTGTTGATCTTAGAACTGATGTTAATAAAGAAAAAACTAGAACAACTACTGAAGCAAACTTAAAATACTTAGATGAAAATGTAGAAAGCAGAAATAGATATTCTGCATCTAATCCACATTTAGGTGAACCATATTCATCCTTACAAACATTAGCTTTTCAAGCTCTACGAAGATACGGGGATATGCACCCCGGTACTGTAGACGGCGAAGTAATAATGATGTTTGTTGAGTTTGCTAATTTAGTTCTAGAAGATTTAAGAGCACATCCATACTATGATAATATAGAAATAGATTATTATACACATCCAACAGAACATAGAAATGTACCAGATCAAGTTATGGTAGCCGGTCTACTTTATAATTATGCTGTTCAACAACAATCTAATAAAGTTGAAGCATACGGACCTATGTACTTTAGAACAATGAATAGAATTTTATATAACAGAAAATTTGGTAATGCTAAAATTCAGATGTCTCCACACGACAGAGGGTCTGATAACTTGTGTTCTAACAGAGCATATGATGCCGGGAGAACTTAATGTCTACTGCTTATGCACCATCTGGTGTCAAAATCAAAGTATATCCTTATGAAGATTTTCAAGGTGTTGATGCTTCAAGAGATAAAGCCGCTTTAGATACTGGACAAAAACAACACTTAATAAAAGTAGACAATGGATTTGCAGACTGGAGAGGTTCTATTGTTAGAGATGCCGGTGCTTCTCAAAGAACTCCGGGTGATAGATTAATTAAACACGTAGCTTTTTATGGTAGAAATAGATTAGTATGGGCACAAAAAGACGGCGGTGGCGTATCACTTAAATCAGATGAAGATCATTTTTCAGAAGAAGTTTATCCAAAAAACAATGTAGTAACTAGTACATTATTTAACGATAATGTTATCTTTATGAGTAGAGATGAGCCTATGTATCGTTATGATGGTTTGGGATTTAAAAAAATAACAGCAGGGTCTAATCCAAAACCCGCATTTGGTGTTTCAATACAAAGAAGATTTGCAATAGCAGGAGCCGCAGATAAAAGAACTACTATAGATATAAGTAGAGTAGACGAGTTTAATGTTTTTCCAGATGATGAAGATAGTGCGGCAACAGCAGTAACAAGAGCGGCAGATATAAATGTAGCAAACATTATTGGTACTGCTGATGAGATAAAAGGATTAGGAACATTTGAAAACAATAAATTAGCTGTGTTTACAAACGATCAGGTAGTCGTCTACGATTTACATCCTGATTTAACACAATGGAATATTAATGATAAAGCAAACGTAAAGGTAGGAACATTAAGTCATAACACTATACAAACAGCGGGTTCTGATATTATGTTTTGTTCAAGAGATGGAGTTCATTCATTAAGACGTTCAGATACTAATGGTGTTCAAATATTCTCAATACCAATGTCAAATAAAATTGATTTAACTTATAGAGCTTTAGTAAAACAAGTTCAAAATCCAGAGAATATAAGTGCAATGTTTGATCAAGACGAAGGTCAATATCATATATTTTTTCCTATATCTGATTTGCTTTGTACTAGATTAACACTAACTTTAAATCCTATGTCTGGTGGTGAAAGTAAATGGTCTACTGGTAGTTTTTTAAATGCTATGAATGGTAGACAACTAT